CCAAGCTCAGTACCCCATTGTTCCAGACCGTGTTGGAAACGGCTAGGATATAGGTACCAAGAGACAGCAAGAGTATCTACTATCTTGGCTGTGATCTTGATGTTCAGAATACGTTCTAGGTGAGGGATATCCCAACGCTTGATGTTGTGTCCAATGAGGACTTTCGCGCTGAGTAAAAACTTACGCATGTCATTATAATTTGAAGTAACAAAGACCTTACCACCGAGGGGGTTGGCAGCAGCAAGGCAATACATTTTAGTGGGATTTAGTCCGTCGCCTTCACAATCAAATACCCAAATACCATCTGTCATTACTCTCCTTTAAGAAAATCATAGAAGAGGACAGCAGCAACCACAGGCCAGATGACAACCCAAAGGATTACCTTAAAGACCGTAGGTTTTGCTGAACAACAATCATAGCCTTTATTGGCTTCCTTACGATACACGTAATTCAGAAATGCGACTAACACACCAATGAACAGATAAGAAATCATTTTAAAGAACCTTCTCAATCGTGTGACCAAGGTAATAGGTAATCAGATCATTAGTTTCGAACTTAGGCTTCTTCTTCTTTCCATATACTTTGATTGATTTTGTTTTTAGAAACTCAGTTTTCATTTCGTCTAATGTCATAACTATCTAACTTCCTTTGTTCCTATAGTTTAATTATACCATTCACCAAAAGAGGTGTCAACCCCTAGTGGTAAACTAATTAAGTAATTGTTGTAAAACGAGAAATAGGGCACTTCCGAACCCTATTGTCAAGATGACCTTAGTCATAATTTGGTACTTCCAATCCTTGTTTCATGGGATCTACGAGCATCAACTTGTCTTCATCGTATAGGGCATAACCTGCCGGTCCTTCCTTAGAACCAATGAGTCGTGCCTTCTCGATGAGGATATGTGTCTTGAGACGTTCGAGTGGATCGGTAGACGTCTTGTCACGCATGAGGCTGATGACTGTGTTAGCCACCTTGGAAATGTTACGAGAGCCTCGTGTCAGTCCGTCGTCGTTGACGTGTGAGATCATGATCAGACAGAACCCGAGTTCCTTTGCAAGGAGCTTGAGACGCTGTGAGATACGGTCCAGACGTTTACGTTCGTCATCACCCTTGTCACCAGAACCAGTCGCCAGCCACGAGATGTGGTCGAAGAAGATGACCTCTGCACCACAGGCTGCCACCATGAACCTGACGTTATCCATGAACGAGTCTTCGTCCTCGACGTCAAAGGAACTGTGTAGTACAAACCTGGACTCTGCGTCACCCACGATATCCTTAAGAATTGAAAGGACGTGTTCGTCGTCAGAGTCAGTCTCTGGATGGAGGATAGGTTCTTCTGCGAAGTATCCAGCCATGGCTCTCAGTGTCGTGCCGTTGTCCTCTTCAAGGTGGATTAGACCTATCGGATGCTTTGTCGTCTTGAGGACATTATTCTCGATGGCACGGAAGAACTCAGACTTACCTACACCCTCTGGTGCCTTAATGACGACGACTTCGCCACGGTGTCCACCAAAAAGCATTCTCTGTAGTGTCTCGAATGGATAGTCAAAGAGCTTCTCTTCACGTTTCGATTTGAGAGCCTCTGCGAACTCACCCATGGTCGAGAGTAGGTTGTCTGGTGTATAGCGACGTACACCTCTCCAAGCCTCGTAGTACTCCTTGTTGAGGTCTTCTTGTAGGTATCCATTGGCATCCTTACCCTTTTGTAGGCAGAGGTTGTATACCTTCTTGAAGTCAAAGAGAGACGCCACCTTCTTGGCAGCAGTCTGACCAGGTTCGTCGTTGTCGAAGTTAATGATGATCTTGTCGAACGAATTGATGTAGTCGTGTTCGGCAATACAATCAGCCTTGGCCGAAGAGCTAGACCTCACAGAGACGGCGGCGGTTTCATCTCCAATCATTTGGACGACCGCCATTGCGTCATACTCTCCTTCGGTAATCGTGAGGACACGACGTGAACCCTTATCAAAGATGTTCTTACCAAAGAGGTGTGTACCCGCCATGTCACCGACAGTCTTGAATTTCTTCTCTGTCAGACTACGGATCTTGAGTGAGCCATTCGGATAGTTGAAGGCAGTCTCAATGGGTGTACCTTCATAGAACTTAGTACGCGTCCCATAGAGTTCTAGAGTTCTTTTCTTTAATCCACGATGTTCATAAATTTCGAAAGTATATTTTGAAGTATCCATTTCCTCTTCTTTATTATTTCTAAAAAACTTGCCTCCGCATTTCCCACTAAAACAGAAACCTTTGCCCTCATCGTCAATAGCATATGCGTCTGAGGAGGCCCCACATGGGCATGGAAGTCCTTTCTTAACAAAGTTTCCCATTCAATCCTTTACAAAAATTAATTATTCAAAAGATAATAGTCGTCTCGTTCATCGAACTCACGGAGTTGGTCGTTGATACTCTCTGAACAAGAGATGCAGATAAAGTGTCGGGGGTCTTTGGGGTCAGCGGTGAAACTCATATGTGAGTGATAGTCACCGATCTCTGTTTCGATACTCTCGTTGTTGACAATGTTACAGATGGAACATCTATGTCGGCCGTCACGAAACTGTGACAGAGAGAGTTCTTGCAATTCCTTAAGTCTACTCATTAATTATACCATTCTAAAATGAATAAGTCAATTGAAATTAAATATCGGTGTCCGTCTCACCCTCACCATTAGGGTCGTAAGGGATTTCTTTTGGGGTATGCGAGAGGATTTCTTCTGGACTGATCCACCAACCCTTCTCATAGTCTTCATCAGACATAGGACTGACTACACCACCCTCCTCATAGTATTGAAGAGCATGACCACCTTCGAAGTCCACAGGGTCTATCACTTTGATACCCATACCATGGTCATTGTTGATGACGATCTCTCCGGTATAGATTTCTTTGTCATCGTCTTCTTCGGCACCCCAATCGTCTGAATACACAGTGACGATGTCACCGAGATTATATGTCGTCATCCGTTTCTCCTTCACCGTTAGGATCGTACTCAAGCATCTGGTAGGTGATGCCCTCTCTTTCGATGATCTTCCAGCCGAGGATATGATAGTCCTCTGGTTGATATGTCCCATGACCATCGATGTGGAGGCCGACACCACCGTACTTACCTGGGATCATCTTTACGATAGTTCCAATTGCAGGTTTACCCTTGACTGGACCCCACCATGAGGTAATATCAAGACGGTCACCTACCTTAAATGTCTCCATCTGATTCACCTTGTTGCTGAGGATCATAGGGAAGAAACTCAGGTTCACCCTTCTTTAGAAAGGTAAGCCAGTCTTCACTTGTCCCGTAGTCGAAATCCATATAGCCACGATCCCACTCGACTTTATATCTCCAAGCCCAGTAGATCTTATAGTCGAACCAAACCTTAGTCACTACACCATCGTCTTTATACCCTGGGTACCAGAAGATATGTCTGACATGATCACCGACCTCAAACTTAGGACCACGACCCCTTTTGAGAAGGAACCACTGATGGACTCTCTTAAATATCTCCATCACTTTCTCCTTGCTGTGTAGGGTCATAAGGGATGATCCCAGAGACGAGATTCTTACTCTTACCAATCCAGATGTATCTCTTGGTCTTGTCTTTGGGGCACAGAGACTTGTCGTATTCATTGGCAGGATTTCTCTTCACGAAGTAACTCCGGTCGACACTGCCATGGGTGGGATGGACTGTGGGATTTGGTGGGATGTAGAGACTCCCAAAATTAGACCCGTCGTCAATCATGATGAGGTGACTGTCCCACTGACGAGCAATCACAAGGCCCATGATGTCAGCCTTCTCATTCTTATTGGTGTATCTTACATACTCACCAGTCTTAAATTGAGCCATTAAATATCTCCGTCTTCCTCTCCTTGTTGAAGAGGATCGTATGGTTGAAAAGCTTTTTCTTCTAAAATAAGGTATGCAAGACTGTGCCTAGCGAAGACCTTTCTAAGTGTCTTTGCAACACGACAACCATCTTCCCACTCAACTTCGGCCATGAGTGTACCCCTATCATTCTCAAAGTTCAGAATTTCAGCGAATCCACCACTTCGTCCAGCAACTGAGAGGTAGACTTTGTCACCAACCTCTAATTTAGGCGTAGTAGTATGTGTCAAGGAAACCTCCGTCTTCGTCACACCTCTGAGAAGCACGGCAGACAGAACTCTCAGCACCGGTGAATGCCTGACTGTACTCGTCAGTCTGGATTGTCCACATGAAGCACTTGACCCTCTTGCCGTCCTGTATGGGTTCCATCAACTTGATCCAAGTCTTCTGTCGGACAACCATGTCGGTGTTGCCTTCATACCTGTCAAGCTGTGCCATCTTACGGAGAGGGACACCATAGACGTCACCCTCGACATGCTTCGTCATATTCGGAAGAAGACCGATGGACCTCAACTTTGACCAGTCTGGTTTGTCGAGCATGAAGGTCAGGGGTTCTGGTTGGGCGGCCCTGTCTGACGACTGAATGTTGGTCTTCTTCATGATGAAGTTGTCATGGAAAGAGATGCCAGTTCCGTAGTAGTGGCACCCCTCTAGTAGTGCATTCTTAGGCCAGAACTTCCGGAGGTTCCCTGTGACAAAGATATGGAATTCGTCATAGGGAGAGTTCTTGAGTTCCCTCCAGTCTGGTGTGTGACTACGAGAGTCTTTGAGGACCTGCCAAGGGTCATACTCAAGCGGCTTTCGAGGTTGTCTTACGATCACTGTCGAGTTCCTTCTGTAGTGCGATGATACGGGTCTCTGCCTTCCTCTTTGTACGGTCGAGGAAACGGTTGTGGAGAGCCAGCTTACTGACGTGTTCAGAGATATGACCGAGGAATGCGGCGATGGTCCAAGTCTCTTCTGCTTCGATCCATTCCCACCATTCGTCAAAGGTCAGAGCAGTCATTTCTTTGAGATCATTCGGGTCTTCAAAGTCCCAACGGTCTGCGAGGTCAGACATGGCCTTGATGAGCTTCTGAGACTTGGCGGCATTACCTTCCTCGAACTTCCGGATGCCCCTACCACTCGGGTCTGTCTGAGAGAAGTTGCCACTCCGCACCCCACCCTGCCAATGGCCGTAGCTCAGTGCCAGCTCGTCGTCCTGCAGATCCTCCCAAGTAGGCGAATTGCGAAAAGGGGCATTCTCTTCTACCACCCCCGATGTCTTTTTGGCTTGTTCTTGCGCTGCTTTTTGTGCCGCTTCTCTTGCCTTGCGCTCGTCCTCAAGCTTTTGAAACATCGGTCCACGCGACACCTTCTCGAAATAGGAAGTGTTCGAAACCCAGATGACACCCTCAGAACTTTCGTCCGGGTGTTTGTATTCCGACCATCCCCCACCGATACGCTTCGGAGGTAGATCGTTGGACACGAAGAGACCCGTGGAGCCTGACTGCCACTGCTTCTCTACGACGAGACGCCAGAACTCATCCCCGGTATAGTCACCCTTACCGTTCTCACCAGCCCAACGAAGGAGAGCCGGTTGAAGGATCTTCTCACAGAAGTCGAGAGTGTCAGACTTACCAGTGGAGTTCTGATAGGAACCACCAAAGGTACTCAGCGTCCCGTTGTGCATGAAGAAGACGTCACGGTTCGTCGAGTTGTACACAGGGAACGGCTGGACGTTTGTCTCGTCTGATGCACCCTTGGTGGAATGACGGATATGGAGATACCGATCGATATCCTTGTTCTCTTCAATGAGCTTCCAAAGCACTTCTGGGTCTGTACCGTTCTCGTCGAACCCCTTGATGACTGGTGCCATATGGTTGTTCCCATCGACAAGGATGAGACCATAGCCGTGCCAGTTATTGTGGACAGCGTTAAAGAACTGTCCCTTGTTGAATGTAGAACCTGGAGTAAAATGGAAGATTACACACATTAAATATCGTCCTCAGTTTCGCCCTGTTGTGTAGGGTCGTAGGGAATTTCAGCCAGTTGGAAATACGAAGCATCCCATCCATGGCAATTCTGATCATCGAGATATTGATAGTCTGTCACTCGGACGGTGATCTGACCCTTCAAAGCATTCCTCGCTGTGTGTCTTTGAGAGAAGAATGCAGTTACAGTTTCACCTATCCGAGACCCTTGTACCACCTCTAGGAGATCGCCCTCCCGGATATCTCCGTAGACAATCCTTCTCATCAGAGGGCTGCCATGGCATTGGCATAGTTCTCGACAGTCGTGCCAGTCAGGCCCGGTGCAGTGTTGACTTCGAGGCAGTATGCCTGACCAGACTTCTCGTTGAAGATGATGTCGGCAGCACCGAAGTCGAGACCCAGAGCGTTGACGGCAGCGATGCCAACAGTCTTGACGGCAGTCGGTACTCGTGGGCTGTCGATCAGAGGAATGTTGTTGTTGTCAAACCGGGTGTAGACAAAGCCGTTGGCCAGGTTACGGATCTTGAAGTTGACACCTTCCGTACCCTTGAGTTCAGCCTTGAGTCCCTTACGCTGTACGTCGATGACATTCCCACGGAGGACGTGGACACGATACTCATCCTTCTTTGGGATATACTTGACGAAGAGGGGTGCCGACTGGTTCTCGAAAGTCTCAGGGAAGTCAGGGTCCATGATGACGATACCACGACCAGAGTGGGCACGAAGCTGTGTCCTCGCAAAGACCATGGAACCTGCTTCACACCAAGCCTTGGCAGTGTTCTTGTCTGTCGTGAACTCGGGGATCGAAACGTTACCCGCACGGAATGCTTCGAAGGCACGAACCTTGTCGACAGCCACATCGACACGAGCCGGTGGGTTGAGCAGACGGCAGTTCATCCAAGATGCAGACTGGGCAGAGAACCTGTCTGTCGTGGCACCCCAGTTGAGGATGGTCTTGGAGGATGCACCGACGAACTTCGAGCCGGTGTGCTTGATACGTGGGATGCTCAGTGCATCAGCAAGAGCCTTACCACCTTCGGAAGCCATATTGTATGCAAACATCGCAGTAATAGACATTGTTATCTCCTAAATGTCTTGATCAGTTTCGCCTTCCCCATTAGGGTCATAAGGCATTTCTTCATTGATTACGTACCACCAGATATTGGTCTGTCTCTTACAACCACCGCTACCAAAATTGGAGTTGAAGGTCGAACCGTCAGGGGCATGATAGGTCATTGCTATTTCAGAGCCATCCCAACCACTGGTCATTTCGTAGTAACCGTACATGGTTTCTTTACCCAACCAAACATTGGCGACTATCTTTGTGCCAATATCTAGTTGAGAAGGGTCGGTGAGTTCTATCAGCCCGTACTGATCAAATGTCTCCATCGGCGTCGACAATCTTCTGGTTGGGGTAGAGGTTGTGATAGGACTCCATCACGGCTACACGTTCCTGATACTGGAGACTGTCGAACGGACCCTTGAACTTCCGTTGGGCGATCTCGTCGAGGGCTTCCTTGCACTTCTCTTTGTAGACCGGCTTGATCTTGAGTAGACCAAACTTCGTCCAGTCCTTGGAGACACAAGCGAAGTCGGCTGCGAACTTCAAGTTCTGACGGATCAGATCGTCGGTCACATCCTTCTTGGTCTTCGGGTCCTTCCAACGGAGCTCTGCGGCATACTCATGGAAGATGAGATCGAGGATACCTGCACGGTGGTCTTTCCACATATGCATGATGTCGACAGGTGTGAGGTTGGTACGACGGGCAAAGGTCTTGAGCTTCATGAGGATTTCAATCCACCGAAGAATGATCTTTGTGTCCGTCTCGCCACGGAAGGTTCGTACTTCCAGAGTACCGAGTGTCGACAGTGGGCTAGGGTTGAGGCCACCATACTTGCACTTCTCTGCCGGTACGGAAACCTTGGCGAACATGTTCCGGTTGACATACGACAGAAGAGTGACGATATGGTCCTTGACACCCTCGGCGTCACACATCGGGAGGCAGAAGAGGTTCGACAGACGGTCTGGACCCGAGTACCTGATGAGGAGATTCTCAACGAGGGCGTAGGCAGTCACGAAGTTAGCCATCGTGAGGTACGTGTCGTTGAGGAAGTTCAAGTGGACGTGGACAGAGGTGGAGATACTGCCCTTGCGGAACTTGTACTTCTTCTCTGCGAGGTCGAACTCAGACAGGGCCTTCTCGAAGTCCGGAATGTCCATCGGCTGCTTGAGGATGTACTCGACACCGAAGTCACGAAGAGAGTTGTCCTTCGTCGTATTCCAGAACTTCATCTTGGGATAGTCGTAGGCTTTCTCTGTCTCTGTCTCGATTTCGACACCGACTTCACCACGAAGACGATCACCACCGTACTTGCCGGTGGACCTCATGATGTCATAAATTGTAGAAACTTGCTGGCTCATTTGACACCTTCAATGATTGTCCAATCCTTAATCCCGTCAAGGAGAAGGATATAGTAGTAACTCTGTTCAGACTTCGGGACATAGACCTTGTTATGGTCTCCCGTCAGACGGATGAAGCCGACCTCGGTATCCTTGAGGTAAACCTTGAGGACGTCACGCTCCTTTTTGAGGGCAATGTCACGAGAGACAGCCACAGAGTGGAACGACTTCTTGGTCAGGAGGTCGAATGCATCCTTGTAGGACGGAAACTTCCCGTGTACCGCATCGACGAACTGCTTCGAATGCAGGATATGGTGAGAGACACCCGAGATGTTATCACGGAGAGCCTTCTGTGTCAGAGAAGGAAACTCGATGCCCTGCTTGAACTTCCGGTAGGGCTCCCGCTTCAAGTAGACGGCGAGTTTGTAGTCCGGGTGGATGATGTTCACATAGCCGATACTGATGCTCGAAATATCGAGGAGTTCATCGTCGGCAGAGACACGACCGATGCAGGTGCCAGAGGCGAGGTCATTCAGACCAATGGTACCGGCACTGTCGACGTCTGCAAGGTATGGTTCATCCTTATAACGGATGATGGTGTTATGGAGACGAGCCTTAATATCTTCGCCTTTATACTTCTGACGCATTAAATATCATCCTCTGTTTCACCTTCCCCATTGGGGTCGTATGGAATCTCTAAAAATTTGACAAGAACTGTCGTTTCTGGAAAGATATTCCAAGGGTATACACTACCCATCTTATGTCTAGGTGACTTCACGATAGATAGTTGGAAATTGAGAGACCCAGAACCACCTGGGCAGCCTTGCTTGACCTGAACAATTTCGTACTCGGTATCCCAGACACTCTCGTTGACACCAATGACGATGTCACCCACCATAAGTTGATCGCCACGCTTCTTGTTAGAGTCCTGTGAGCTCATGGAACTTAGTCCTTGTCTGGTTAAAGATGAGCTTCTGGCTCTCTTCGTGTGCCACCCAGATATTGCTAGGGGAACGGAGTTCAACGCCATACTTCTTGGGACGGAACGAACCACTATGCCCGTAGTAGTTCAGTCGCTCATGCTCTTCCTTGGTGTAAGGATTGTATGACGACAGTCCAGCCTTGAAGAAGCCGTTGGCGATATCGACACAAAGACCGAAGTGCTCAGGCTCTGTCGGATCTTCGATCAGTTCGTCCAGCCAACCGATATGGATATGACCGGCGGCAGTCCTGAGGGGGCTATTGGCCAACTTCGCCGTTGGATTGGGGTTGACATTCCCCTTGACGTCATAGTCAGGGTCGCAGCCTAGCTCCTTACTCTCTTCTGGGGCCATGTTCCAGATGGTCGGACGAAACTTAGCCACAGGGGTCCAACGAAGGGACAAAGTCTTGTCCACCGAATGGATCATTTCATTGATCTGGTAGAGGACCTTCTTGATGTTCTTGTGGAACTCGTCTGCCGTCTCGACAGGATCAATGTTAAACTCGACAGCCAGGCCATCGACCTGAACGGCACCGCCATCGAGTTTGTACGGATTATGCTTGTCTCCGGGTACGTAACCGAACGCCGGAACGAAATCACCATTACCATCCACAAGGAAACCCTCAGGGTCGGCACCAATACGAATCGTTGTCATTTTAAAACCTTTTAAATATCGTCTTCCGTTTCACCTTGACCATTAGGGTCGTAAGGGATTTCTTTCACTACACGCTTCCAACCTAGTACAGAATTAGCCCAGGTTGCAGTGTTATCGGGGTAGATCCTCGCATCTACATCGTCTTCTTGACCCTGATGCAGACCCCAGCCTGGAGACCCCGAAAGGTACTTTGCCCTTATTAGTTGAGATGAACCATCAGATGAGAACCTAGAGATAAATTCCATATGATAGTCATCATTTGGTTTACCATCTACGACCCACATGAGTTCATCACCCGGACTGAGCTGATCCCAAGAAGTAAATTCTTCTAGGACGAGTTCGGGTTCTTCTTCAACCATGGCCCACCTTCTTTTGAGAGAAGCAAGACCACCTCCGTACTGAGCCGCAAAGTTTCTTTTCTTGACCTCACGTTGGGCATCCTTCCGGAACCTCTCACGACTCTCCCAAGGTTTCTTTCGATCCCTATATGTCATCGTCAGTCTCCCCTTGTTGTGTCGGGTCGTACTGGATTTCGAGGTGACTTACATTCCTAGCGTCACAGTAGAGTTTACACCCATCGCCGTCCCAGTCAGCCCAAACTCGTGCCCCGGTTTCAACAGCCTTTTCCATACTAGGGCTCACGAATTCTGGAGGAATTTCACAGACAGTGCCAGTGTCTGCCGTCTCGGAGTACTCATCCTTATAGAGAACACGATCACCGATATTAAATATCTTCATCGGTTTCTCCCTCACCGTTAGGATCATAGGGAATTTCTGCGATCATGAGCCTTTTGGCATCTACATACCAGCACCAACCATCCTTACCCCTCTTTCCATTCGTCATCGACCCACAATCATGAGCCTCGTCCCAATCAGGTTTAGTGTCAAACTGGATACCCCACAGGTGTCTAGTATTTCCGATGATGACACCAGTCATACCTTTACCGTGGAAGTTCTGATCCTCTGTCAGAATGACACGATCACCGACTTTGAACTTACCCAACAGCCCGTTCTTCATGCTGAATTTCCTTTCCAGGTTCCTCCCTGCACAAATCGCAATGGAAGGTGTCAGACGTCTTGTTGTAGGTCACACTCTTGTGGAGACCCCTCATTGCCACGTTCCCCTGCAACAAGTTCAAAGTAGTTGAGCCACAGGCACAGCGAGTATAGCTGCCCTTCGGGGAGAACTTCCCCGTGTCCTTCTGGACCTCTTGCTTCTTGACCTTGAGGTTCGGACCCGGAGCCTTCTTGTCCAAAAAAGAAGTCTGACCTGTCGCCTCCGTATTGACTGGTGGAGGTGTGATGACAACGACGTTCTTCTTGGCCTCTTCTTCGAGACGCTTCTTCTCACGGTCGTCGTAGATCTTCTTCCATATGGTAGGGATACCGATGGTGAGGTCTTCTGTCAGTTCCATGGCTTCGAGGGGGTCATCGAACTTGGACTGGTTGATGTCAGAAGCCTTGATCTTGATGACGACACGAGGTCTCAGGTGGTACATCTTGTAGTCTGTCTCGCCATTCCGATGAAGGATATAACGAAGCATGTCACTGTCGGACGCCCAGTACATGACAGAACGACCCTTGATGAATGCAAAGGAAAGGGTGCGAAGTTCGTTCCTCGTGAAGAACATTGCCCGCTCTGTCCGGTCATAGAGAACGATGGCAAAGGCGCTGTCGTTGTCCATCTGATTGAGTGTCGTCGAGAGTCCGTGAGTATCAATGTCACGGAACATGAGTTCACTGTCCGTCTTACGAGGATCACCGAGATACTTCTGATCCTTGAGTGTCCCGTTGTGGGCACCGACGATGTTCACCATGTTGAACGGGTGGGCATTACCGTCAGAGATCACACCCTTCGTCGATGCACGGACATGGCCCATGATGACGTCTACTTGGATGGAGTTCAGGACGGCGCGCTTCTGGTATTCCTTGTGACCAGCCACCTCGTGAAGCATTGACGAGAACGGCATATACGTCTTGTAGAGCGCCTCGTCACTGTATGTGTTCTGGTTGTGTCCCCAACGAGTCGACCTCACTTGGAAGACACCTGCCCCGTCACGACCCCTGAGCTGGCTTACGATGCCAAGCTGTTCGAGGATCTCTAAGTCTTTCCCGACAATGCCGGGACCCATGCATCCAAAATGGCCGCACATATTAAATATCCTCTTCCGTTTCGCCCTGTTGATTAGGGTCGTACTTCATTTCACAAAGTTCGAGATTGTACGAACAGCACCACATAGTACGACCAAGGAATTTGTCGTCGGGTTTGATGACATAGCCGTCATCGGCACTGGTTATGATTTCACCCTCAGTCCCGGCGATGTTCTCGTTATAAGAAGGACCAGTCTTTGTGGTTTTATACCGGACCCTATCGCCCGGCTGAAATGGTGTGCTCATTGCGGGTCTTCCCTGATGTTGTCTTCCAGACGAAGGGTGTCAGGACTGGTTCCTGCTCATTGTCGAGACCCTCACCGAAGGCTTTCTTGACAATAGGAACAAGGTCCTTGGTCTGAATGGTTCCCGTCCCATAGCGAGGCAGACCGAGAGACGTCATCTTGGTGTTCCACTCCCAACCACCAGTCTCAAGAGAACCTTGGAATGGGTCCTGCATCAGTGTCCGGTTGTAGTCGATACGGTCCTTGAGGAAACCACCCGTGAGATCGTTCGGTGTCTGACGGAAGAACCTCTTCGGAGAGAAGTACTTGCAGGCAGAATAGGTACTCGTGTTGGCGATACCCTGCTTGTAGGAGACACCACCGTTGAGCATCATGACGGCGATTGCCTCGTTACCCGTCAGGCCAGCCTCGGTGAGTTCAACGAAGTCTGTCGCCTTCGAGAGGCACTGACGAAAGTTCTTGAATGAGTTCACCGTGACGGTCGCGTCAATGGTAAGGTCGGGGATACGAATACCCTCGATGTGATCCTTGGAACCCTTGACGAATTCGACTTCACCAAAGCCAGCCAACCAAGGTGATGTGACACCAAAGAAGGCAAGGAAGAGCTTGTCTGTCGCTTCGGAAGGGGTGGACGCACCATAGGTACTGGTGAAGAACGGAACCTCCAGCATCGTGGGTGTACCCGCCGGGAACGGAGAATGGAGGTCACCAGGTTTTGCATTGGCAGGTTGTGTGCACTCACCCGGATGGGTCTTCTCGTACTTACGAAGTTCACCGTAGCACGGCTGGTTCTCACGTACGTTCTGAATGCCACCATCGGTATAGATGATGTACGAGATACCCTTGAGGGTCAGGAAGTCGCGCTTAGATATCGTCATCGGTTTCACCTTGCTGTGTCGGATCGTATGGCACTTCGGCCAATTGGAAATTCTTTGTGTAGTGACCACTCTGTGTAACACCCTTGTGTGGAATGTCCCACGTCACTCTGGTGTCAGAGAAGTCACTTGACATAACAGTCCCCTCGTGGCCAGCACGGTACTCACTAAAGCCCAACCCTGGGAACTGAGTAAGGTTGTATCTGACCCTGTCACCTTTCTTAAATATCATCCTCAGTCTCCCCTTGTTGGGTTGGATCATACGGGATGAGTTCAGGTTCCACTCGTATCCAGTTTGGATGATCAACAGGATATAGATCTTTGTAAAGCCTACCGACTACACGAGTACCACCATGATCATCACCAAGACTGAGACACAAACCTGTGCTCGAATTAATGAAGCGGTAGACATTTCCTGTGGACACACTTTCCAGTACAAGAGGAAACTCGTCCATCACGCCACCTGATCGATGAGTTTGAAGAAGTAGTCGGTCCCTGACTGTGGATGCCACTCGGGATGACCCTGATAGCAGAGAGAGTTTGTGCTCTCATAGAACAGGACTTCCGACTCGAACTGGGGTGGTTGAACCTGGCCCTTATCATTCATCGCTGTCTTGATCCGACCTTCGGAATAGGCGAGGACTTCGGCACCTTCACCCGGAACCATGAGCTGGTGGTGAGAAGAAGCGACGACAGGTGTCGAGTTCCAGAGTGTGTCGAACACCTGATGGGACGTCGTGTGGTTGTCGACATGCTGGAGCATCTTACCGCCCGACATGACATTGATGAACTGGCCACCACGGCAGATACCAACGGCGAGTTGACGAGGCTTCTTAGCTTTCCATGCATTCTCGTCCCGAGTGTCAGACGCCGCATGAATATGGACCTTGGCGTCAGGGTTGACACGCTGATTATAGTAGCTCGGATTGATGTCAGAGCCACCGATGAAGCAAAGGATATCGGCATCGTTCTGTTCGCTGACGATGTTGAATCCCTTGACATACCACATGCTTGTGACCACACGATCTTGGCCTACAATAAACACCTTTTTAGATGTCATTTTCTGTTTCTCCTTCCCCATTGGGGTCATATGGGATTTCATCGAGCTCGATTGCCCAAGTGTATCTTCCGCTCTCGAAGTCATCACCATCAAATGTGACATGCCAAGCATCATACCCGCCGCCATACTTACTACTGATGACACCAGTCTTACCGGCATCAGGCAGGACTCGACCACTATTCTCTAAGAGAGGGATAGTCTTGATACGAACACGATCACCCTTCTTAAATGTCGTCATCCGTTTCTCCTTCACCGTGGGGGTCATATGGAATTTCAAGAGATACAAGATTGCGGTCGTCAACCACGTATAGTGTACCTCCATGAAATCTCTCAGCAAATTTACGGACCTCACCAGAGTGCCAGTCTACATTAACTCTATCACCCCTCTGGGAGATGACTGTCCCTACAGAACCATTGTAGAGGCGGTCGTGTTTTCGGTTGTATTGTACTTGGGTACCGACGTTAAATGTCGTCATCTGTCTCACCCTGTTGGTTGGGGTCATACGGTGTCTCGACATGAGGGACGAACCTCTTCTTGCCTAGCCAGATGCCATTACCATGACTATCGACAAACAGATAGCAAGAGCCGTCTTCTGCCGTTGGGTAATAGACAGAACCAATCTCAAAGCCACATACACTTGTTCTGTCATCCCAGAACGGAGATAGGTAAATCCGTTTGTTATCGATGCAGACGACTGGGTCTAGAAGAGCTCGTTTTTCCATGCTGTGTGTGCATCCTTGAGTTGACGAGTAGTGACACGGGTCCAGTCACCAGAGGCCGTCTTGACCTGTCGGGTGATATCCATGCCATACTTGATCTTGACGAACTTGAGGAAGACCTCAGGCTTGACAAGAAGAATGTCACACAGGGGGTTGGCGACCTTGGAGTTTGGCTGGATCATACCGGCCTTGACCAGATGGTTCCACTTGAGGTCCTCGATGGCGAGGCGCTTGGGGTCGGGTTTCTTCGGGGGGTCGATCTTGTCCTTAAGAGCAATGAGCTCTTCCTTGTACGACACGAGGGACTTCTCGTATGTCGCAGGGTCCGTCATCCAGGCAGAGAGGTCACCGGTCTCTTGGTGTCTCTGTGTGGTTTTGTCGATACCCTTCGAGCCTTCGAACACCAGCTTGAAGCCAATCTTCGGAAGGAAGTCGTCAAGTTTGTTGGCCTTCCGCTGAGTGTCTGTGATGATGACTTCGAGAAGAGCAAAGTCACGCTTGAAGCCAAGGGCGATGAGTTCGTTCACCGTCTGGAGCTTCGTGTTGACATTCGTCTTCGGGTCGTCACTACCCAAACCTGGGATATGCCAGTTGGTCAGATGGGATGCGGTGCACACGGTTGCTACACCAGAATGAACAATAGCCATAATAGCCTCTTTAATGTTGAAAATATTTGTCAGAACCCCTTGACTTGACAAGAGGCAAAAAGTGTGGGATAATTAAGCTTAGAAGGTAAAGGACAAGGCCACTAGACCAGTACGAGGTCCTTAGGCATTAAAAACAAATCCTCACTTCTTCAGTTCTTCCCTCATCGGAATTGAGTTGTACTTGGCATCACAATCAGCGACACAGTAGAGACTTCTGTTATATGCAGATGAACTACAGGAGTCGACGACTTCATCCCAGTCATTGTATTTTGTCACCAATGGACCGGCAGGGACAGAGGATAGGCACTCATTAAAGAGTTTTGTCCTCAACTCTTGATCAACCATGACCTTGGCTGATCTGATTTCATCACAACCAACGAGGGCTAACACAGAAGTCAACCCTATTATTGTTGTGTAACGGACCATTTGGTTACCCTTTCTTCTTTTGCCCTCTTGACAATCTCTTTGATCCTCTCAAATGAGACAGTCCTTAAGGAACGACCCTCGATAGTAGACTGAGCCACATAGTCGAGGTTCCTCAGATCATATGTCATTCTCACTCTCCCCTTGTTGATCCGCTTTATAGGGAACTTCACCGATATCACGACAACAAAGGATGAGGGTCTCTTCTCTTTCCTTGTCAGGAAACTCATGAAGAAACTTCCACCCATTCCTTTGGAGGATTTTGATTTCAGCTACGTTATTCTTGTTGACGACACAAGTCGCTAGGGTTGCACCGAGTGTCTCAATGTGGTCCAAACGTTCCCGGTGATACAACGAACCGAGACCTTTACCCCTGTGTGTGGGAACGACATTTGAATGACTGATGTGGTAACAGAATGCAGTCCCCGGAATTTCTGTCATGTAGGCAAGCCCATGGTCATGGACAGCGGTTATGGTCGACCCTATTCCACGACTCCAGTTATATGTCGTCATCCGTCTCTCCTTCTCCGTTAGGATCATAAGGGATTTCAGAGGAATACAACCGATGATTCTGTACCCCAGATCTTGACCACCATCCAAACTCGTCGAACTCACCAGTGAGAGTGGTCCAAGACTTCGAGTGTGGAAGCCACCCATCTAACTTCCAGTATGTCCGTCCATTCTTCTGGGACTTCCCAGTGCAAAGGTACGGACTGTCTGGGATGGTGCTGTAGGCAAAGATGTCACCCACATTGAGCTCTTCGGGTGACTTCATCACCACATAGGGATCATCGGGGCCAGGAATATGTGTTGGTCGAAGGGTCATAGGGCATTTCCTTCATCGTTTCGGGTCGCCATCCGGGACCTCCGACATACATGGAAGCTTCATAGGTCTCACCGTCGTCGCCATACACGGTCACACCCTCACGGAGATACATTCCGCTATGGTGGTTAGGGTTATACCCTTCGAGGCTGTCCAGACGGCTCAGAGTGGCCTTAGAATTGGTGTCTGTCTCGGGATCACCAATGTCAAAGAGTTCACCAGTGATGCAAGTCCCTGCATTGTGGATTGCGACAGGAAAACCACTGTCCATCAGACGGAACTCACGGACGATACCCTTGGTGATGAACTGGCTGTTCCCCTTGAGGATACGTTCACCATTGCCATGACCCTGCTTGAGGGTCCCATATACAAAACATTTCATATTAATCTCTTTTGTAATTCCAAATTGGTGATGAATTGTAGAGGTCAGTCACAATACTTGACGCCTCCATCTGTCTCCAGCCACGATCAGAGTGACTAAGAAGACGATAGGGTCTTTTGAACTCCTCCAAAAGGTCAATCCAAAAAGCTGTATCACTCTCTCTCTTACCGTCACCATATCTCAATGGATCGGGTTCGAAGGGTATGTTGGTGTCACAGACGAGGTAGAGATCAGGCTTCCACCATCTCATAATCTCAAGGGCTCTCTGATACCCCGGATCATTCTGGTAGTCCTTGATATACAGACGGTAGTAGCCGATTGTCGTCAGCGTGTCTGTGTCAAAGAAGACGAAAGGATGTCGTCCCGGATGATTGGCTACCGACTGTGACGCAGCCTGTCCATGGACGATAGTCTCCATATGGTCGACAGTGACCTCAGGAGAGCCGAGGGACTCCAGATAGGTACGTGCCCACTCAGGGACGGCGGGGCTCTTGTGTGCCCTTCCTAGAGCCTTTGTGAGTGTACTCTTGCCACAACTGTCGGCACCGAAGAGGACGATCTTCTTCCGGAGATACTTCTGGAACTCAGGGATGACGTACTGTAACCCCTGCTCCTTATTACGGACCTTAGTCCCCTTGGCGTCGACGATGGCCCTGTCTGTGTCGTAAGGGACATGGATCAGACCTAACTCTTTCGCCAGTCGTGGGCCATACTCTTCCGAGGAAATCAGATGAGTGTACTTGGCGTGTTCGTACATCTGAGCCTTGAGGGCAACTTTCCACTTAGACCAGAAATTCAGGTCATTGACACCATATCGAGGATCAGGCTTCTGCGGCAATACTTGATGAAGATGGCTTACATAAACCTCACTCTCAGAGAAGTGCGCTGATAAGGCTTCGTACCTCTCTTCACACATAGGCTCATGAGGCTGGGTCCCGACGACTACATGGACATATGGCCACCCATGGTACGGATTGATTGAGTGTATGAATGTCTCTGCCCAATCGATGAGGTACTCATGACCGATCGTCGGAGGCATTGCAGTCATCAGGATCAGTGCGGTCATATTCTGTCATCCCATGCAAATTTAATAGTCCATACGAACCAGCCGTAGAAGACGTTGATAAGGAAAAAGACGTACTGGATGGCTACGAGGTAGAGGCCGCCATGGAAGTAGAAGGCGATGGAGACAATATTGACGAGGCCCCAAGCGACCCAAGTCTCTTTCTTTTTGTTGTCAAGAAGAAACTGTGCGACTGACGAGGCGACGACAATAAATATTTCCAATCCCGAGGGTGAATAGTCGAAATAACTGTTGACACCAGAGAGAAGTAACCAAACGACAGCCCCTAGCACGGCATAGGCAGACCACCCACGGACACCTTTGACGGTACTGATGGGACGTGTCTGATCGTCAGACCCCCAACGCCACCATCCATAGGCTTGAGAGCCGACGAGATAGAGGTTGAATGCGGCGACGGCATACATCTCCCACTTATAGAAGAGTAGGGAGTACAGAAGCGTCCCTATGATGCCGGTGACGTAGTTCGCCCGCCGTTCATCGACTGCCTGGATGACAGACATATACGAAAAGAAGACAGTGACGACTTCAAGGGGGTCGACTATATTGACCCACCCTGCGAGGACAGCGACGAGATAAGAGACCCCTGTCGCAATGAATGCGAGGGCCGAAGATTTGTACCAGATGTTCATATCACTTCCTCTTTAGATGGAACTCAGTCTCCACCTTGGTTTCCGAATGATGGGTCACGATGAGAGTGCCGTAGAAACGATGGCTCATCTCTTCTCTCCTCTTACGATCAGCCTCTTCTTGAGAGTAGTGTGGACCAGAGTATAGAGTTTGATCAACAGCATTCTTGTACGCATTGAAGTACTCTTTACGAGGCTCAACGACTTCTTGCCAAACGTTCGAAGTACCCCACTGATATGTCCCATAGCCTGTGTGGATTTCGGCCCATGCAAACTCACCACCATTGGCAATGGCTACAGGGGTTATGGTATTACCACCGTACTTACTCTTGTACTTCTTCCCGACCTCAAACATCGAGGATCTCCACTCCGGTTAATTTCCCATCGGTGATGGTGAACTCGATCTTCCCCAATTTGGGTTCACGAAAAGCACTACTGTCAGAGGTGTAGATACCCTTGCCATGCTGATACACATGACGAATGATCTTCTCGACGACAGGCTCACGGTACTCTTCGAGGTGCTCGTTGATCAGAGAATTCCTCCACCAGAACCTATGGGAGATGGGGTTCGCTTTATTACAGAGCAACGCTCCGTCATCGTCAGACCAGACGACTTCGTAAAATTCACCCGATCTTTTATTCTTATAGACGGTACGCATTTTTGAGTTCCCTCTCATTTTCCTGGAGGATACGGATCGCCCGTTGTTCCTCGATGCGCCTCATGTCAGGTGCCGTTTGGATTCTGTCAACACGACTCCAGATAAGACCGTGTTTACCGGTTTTCTTGCCCATCGATTTATATCCCTAAAGTTATCAGCCACCCTTTCCCAATATTCCATGCTGAGAACTCGGCTGTTTCTGTCCCACATATCATTAGTCAAATCCTCCATGCGCCCATCTGGACCACAAAGAGGATGACCATTGAGATAGATTTCGTAAGAATTGTCCATCTTGTTTTCCATGAGGACAACCTTTGACTTAAACAGGGTCATGAACCCGCCCCTTATCGAACTGATCGTTCTTGATACGCTTCCCCGGAGCGATGAGGAGTGTCGTGAGAACAGAGGGGAGAGCCTTCGGTTCAACGAGGGGTTTGAACCCATTGATGTGATACAGATCTTCCCCAAATGGAAGAAATCTAAGGTAAATACCCTCTCCAACGAAAGGCATCACTTGTTCGATGGTTAGGATTTCTCCTTCAAACGGACCCTCAGCATCCTTTCCATCATCTACAACTGACCAGTCGCTGTTGATAGAAACTACCTTAGCCCCAGGTTTTGCCCATTCATACATCACCACGGCCCCATGGTTATGCCACCAATTAGGATGACGGCGGCTGCGATAAACAAATAATTGACAATCTTCATGCCCGATACTCCATCGGCATCGTGAAGTAGCCCTTGCCGTCTGGCATCTCTTTCAGAGGTACAAAACCCCTCTTGGAGTACCAACCGACTAGCCGCTTTGTGTCCATAGGCATGTCATCGAATGGCGCGGCTGTGAGTGTCAGAGGCTTGTTCAATCGGCGACAAATACGCTTGCACACTGTGAGGACTTTTGTTGCCTCACCCTTATACCGGTCATTGGACCTGAGGCTAAAAAGGTGATAACCGCCTTGTGACTTGTTCATTGATACAGAGGCGTTACCCACTCTAATAGATATGGAACCCCAACCCGTATTTTCCATCTTAGCATCGATCAAATCACATACTCCCCAATATATGTCTCTGACAGAGCTTCAACGAGTGCAATGTCTCGTGGGTCAGCCGACAGAGAAACAAGATTATCGAAATAGGCTTTTGACATATCAAAAATTACGTCATCCGCCACAGTGACCAAAACGGGTAGTGCATCAACCTCGACGAATGCATCACCCACTGTCTGCCATGCTGTAAACATTCACCACTCCCATCAAATTAATAAACCCCTAGTGATCCTAGAGGTTAGATAAGTAGATGGGTGGGATTACCGTTCATATTGCAGCCAGTAATCCCTATGATGCTGCGAGTTCGCTTAACGGGTCATTTGGGCACTCTCCTATGTTCCATGCTTGACGTCCATGTACTTATGTCAACACGCCCTCACTGGACAGGCGCTCTCATATCGTCGAATATAACCGGAGTGTTACCCTATCGGGTGACTTTAAGGACTGTCTCTTGCCATGTGGGAAACTCCCCTTGTTGTAGCGAATGCCGCTAGATGATGGCCGACACGATGGCCACGAGAACGGCGGCAACAAAGAGGACACTAGCCAACAATGCCCCACGATTGCCGTCGAAAGCTTTCCTCTTTTGGACGTTGTAGTCATCCACCTGAGAGGAATAGAGGTAGTCGTTGCGCTCTGTCAGGAACGCTAGAGGATGGTCACGAATGACATTCCTCATCTTGTGGGTGATCTCTTGGATCTTATCCATGTGTCACCCGTCGTTGTTGTGATTGTTCAGGAGTTCGTTCCCACTACCCTTGAAGTCGATATCAGGTAGGATGGATTGAGGCTTGAAGATGATACGATGATGATACGTACTCACATCGACATTCTCAAGCTGTTGGGCGAAATACGTCACGTTGTCAGACAGCCCGAGAAAGTGTTTCGTAAATGCCCGTGGTCCCGTCTTACAGGTGACAGACAGTTGACCTTGACTGTCTTGATTGCCCAATGAGCAAAGCCCCTCGACAGACAAGATATAGTCACCCGTAATGCCGTTATAGAAGACAACACGACGCATGACTTCGAAGTTATCGGCAGCAACTGACAAATTCCTGGATGCAATGTCAGCGTCATTACAACCCGACTGTGCACCCATAGACACAAGAGCGACAACTGCCATCGCTCCCCAAATGACTTTCTTCAACATTAATCATTCTCCTACGTGACGTTAGTCACTTTCCAATGGTTTGCCGGGGACACATACGTACTCGTCGACACGGCTTGATTGACCCTTTGTTACTTCACCCGCCGCTTGGCAAGCTTCAAACCCATAGTAAGGCTTCGGAATGACAGCCGTGGAACCAGTGCCGCCGTAGTACATCAGTATCACGAGATAGAAATAACCCACGACAACCTCCTATGGGTTTGAATTGATGCTAGTCGCGGAAGAGACAACTATACTCCCCACTAGCCCTATGATTGCCGTTGTCACGTCTCTAACCAAGGTAAACAGCCTTGGCAGCGTCACAGCGATGATTGTGGCTGCAGATTTGCCGGGCGAACATTGTGCTTGCGGCTATCCATTTAACCTTACTTATCCCTGCAAGAGCCTCACGCCTTATCATTGCGCTGCTACATGCATTAGGTAAAGGCACCACTGCCTTGGGAGGCTAAAACTCCACATCCATGAGGATAGAGTACTTACAATCGGGATAAAGCTTTCGAAGCCTATTCCGTTCATCTATAGCACTACTGAGATTTGGATGCTCGAAGGGACGTTCAGATGGTTTGATACGTCCTGCAATGCGACCACGGCGGATAACAAAGAAACCGCCGCCAATCTTTTCACCTTTACGCTCATAAGGCTTGAAGCCTTCCGGCGGCATAGCCTTTTCCACAAGGCTAGTCATTGGACTGCGACCGTTGGACAGAACGGCCGGAGGCAAGCTTTGCCGGTTTGGCACTGCCTGTCATGCGACGCTCTTTCGTCAACGTGTACTTTGTCAGGTGATTGAGGTGAGGGCCGCGTGGGCCTACATACTCACGATGAAATTCATACTTTGCCATTGTCATCCCCTGATAGGCGGGCGGTATTGCCCCATTAGCACCACGTTAATGGTACTAAAGATGAAATACCTATTCTTCATCTTGATTTATCCAAACGACAAGAGCGACAACCAGTGCCACAGCGAGGTTCCATGTCTGTCCTCGTGCTGCAAAAGACAACACATTAAGGAAGACAAGAAAGACATTAACATTCCAGATGATACGGTTCCACGAAACCATTAGACCCTCACAAAATCCTGGCCACGACGGAACTCGATCACATTACCTGCATAGACAGGTTCTGGTTGCCTCATAGAAGGCCGTGGGGAGCGTTTTGAAGGAATGACGAAACCTTCATCCTCACAAGCAGAAAGAGTGGCCCACGCCCCTATATGAAAGAAGACAAGAGCCGTCACAAGCACGATGAAAAGCAGTGTTAGGAGTGTCATCACAAATCCCCTTGATGATGTTGACAATGATACAGGATGCTAGAGGTTTACTATGCACTCTCACTGGAGTTATCGCGAATAACCAGAATATCGAGTAACACAAGATTTGGCCTTTTTACGTGCACTAGCCGCATGAGCCTCTAGCAACCTTTATCATTGACACAAATAAACCCCACAAGCTTTCACAAGGGGGTTTACATCTGTCAATCACCCGTCGAATGCACAACACAACAGACCGCAAAGGATCATTGCAATCCAGAGTGGAGGGGCAAAGAACCCCGCAAAGAAAAGCCCCAATGCGAGAAAACCGAATATCGCGGCCATTACTGCATCCTTTCATGTGTGTGAGCATAGGTGAAGGAAACACCATAGCGGGTTAATTGACGGCGCCCAAACTTGTCACATTCGAATGACACACTGTCACCATGGACATGCATGAACGTGATCTGATTAAGGACATTTGCCGCCTTTTCAAAGTCGCGCTTATTGATAGCGACACGTTCGAGCGGATTGCAAAGCTTATCAGTCATCTAGATTATCCCTTACATCTTCATAATAGGCGAATAGAGCCGCGCCAATCACGATAAGAATTGCCACGAGTATCAACGTATAGTCGGAATGGTTAAGCATGTCCTATTCCTCCCGCAACGACACGAGACGGCAAGACATGTGTGTGCCATTCTCATATGAAACAATCATCCAATCTGACATGGCCTTAGCGGCTTGTTCGATTGTGTCGAAACGCTTGGAAGAACGCTTCCATTCTTGATCAAAAGGCACGGGCCATTTGGTATCAAAGGTAAACTTAATCATGACATTATCCCCTAAGTCATGGTTGATCTAGTATGCACTCAAAAACCTATGTCAGGCGTGGCTGTGTGCGGCGAACCACTTTTTACGTCCAAAAGCGGGTGGACAACTGACATAGGCATTTCAATGCATCTATCGGCAAGCGATAGCGTAGACATGAAGTCACCCCCAAGAACTTAATCCTGGGGGTGCTATGGGCTGACAAGCGGCCTTTGGGAAGCCGTTGGGGGATTATCAGCCGATTAGGCGGCTACTGCCTTCTGTGTGTTGTCTGCCTTCGGCTTGCGACCTGCCTTGACAGGGGTTTCGGCGCGAAGCTCTTCAATGGCGACGGGCTTGCCTTCGGTTGATGCCGTACGATTGGCGCCGACCTGTTGAGCCGTTGGTGCCGTCACCTGACTTGGTGCAAGCTTGTTCGCCAGAGAATGCAGGACTTCAAGAGCGTCATCGTTGATGACATTCTCGGCGTCGTCTTTCTCATTAGCTTCCTTTGCCGCGTCGGCACGCTTCACAAGGGCAATGATAGCCGCCGTGAGGTTGAAAGGCTTCTGTGTCTGGATACGTTCCAATTCAAAGAAGGGCAGATCACGAGGCGCACCCGAGAACTTGCGCTTGTCGTTGGTACCGGGCATGGTGGAGACGCAAGTCACGTCTTTCAGTTCGGCATAGACGCGCTCTTTCGAGCCCTTGATGTGGACGAACGTACCACGGGTTTTCGAGCCCGGACGATCATCGAACATGAGTGTCGGCATGGAAATCGCAATCCAGTTCATTGCCGCCTGTGAGAGCGAAGAGCCCAAAGAGCCCTTGACGGCATCAAGGAATGGCTTGATTTTCGTCGTGTCGCCGTTGCCAAGACCAATGTAGTGGTCCATGATCATGACAAGTGTCGTGTGGCAATCATTGCGAAGTGAAGTGCCGCGAGTGACGATATTCTGAATTGCGGCATCGATCTTTTCCGACATGGAAAGTTCGCGCGGTGCGTTTGTGTTCTTAGCCATTGTGGTATCCTCTTTCAAAGGTTTCCAGCTATGTGGACTATCCCCATAGTCTGACACGGGCGATGTTGCCCTATGACCACCAAAGGTTTTTGCCTCCGGAAGTCACAGTGAAACATCTAGGTTAATTGTCTCTAGCCTTACTTTCCATCCCCCAATTGAAAAGGCAACCTTACTATACACCTAGACCACATCAAAGGGTAAGGCTTGATTTTCAGGAACCATATTCGAGACAGTTCATACAGGTTTAAGCGAGACAATTCATCCTTAGAATTGCACCAATCTTGTCACGTTCTCACACAAGCACTGTGAACGCCTAATGATATTCCTATCATTTATGACGCTTAGATTTATCTAGTGACTATTGGACGTGACAAGAGAATTACAATTCAGTTCCCAAATACTGATGACACAAAAACCCTCTCTGTGTCATGCCTTAATCGACCCCCTGTTTTCTCTTAAAAGATATTAACAGGAAAATTCGCCTAGACCAAAACAGTCTGGCGATCACTTTATAATTTAACTTTTGGGGCTTTTTCTCTCGTCGTTGCTTTTCATCAAAGCATAGGCTGGCAAGCTGGCGACAATCCACAAACATCATCAAAGTGAAAGCTTCATTGTCTGTAGCAACCGTGTCCTAACAACGCTATATCCATTATTACCCCTTTATTCTTATCCCGTACTGTGAGTAAGCTTAAGTGCAAATCGATGCTTGCAACCGCTCCCCGGGATAGTGATCACACCTAGATTATAACCAAAAGGTTATACCGCCGTCTTACGGGCGATGGGGCTATTACGCTAGTATCCCCGTTCTCGCGTTGTCAGCGCACTACTAGGTTCAACATTCCACCAAACTAGTTTGACGTATTCCGGGCTTCACATGGCATTCCCGCCAGCTATCCGTTATCCTTGAAGGGACGATTTTCCCCTCTCACGTCAATTCCGCCATGTAATGTTATCCAAGCTTTACAATCCACAAATCCACATCAAAGGGATAGCTTCATAGCCGCCACTTGGCATACAGGAAGGAAATCAAAAGTCGTCATTGAACCGAAAGCAACGTAGGCAGTGCACAATCCACCGTCCCTAGAAGGTCTGTTATCTAGGTTTAACGCTTTCCACACTAGTTGCCCGTACTTTCGGTATACCAACGGTATTCCGTTTCCTAAGCCTTTCGAAAGAAAGAAGTCGATAGATTGGACAGAGAACCGTTGCTCCTATCCTTGAAGGATTTTCACCTTCTGTTTACAATCCCAATCATGAGCCCATTACAGGCCAATGACGAAAGAGCTAACTCAAAAGATTGTGTTGCCTTGCGAGTTGCAACTAAAGACCTATCCGCCCCTAAGCTAGATTGATGCAGCACCTTCGGACTTAGCAACCGGATATCCGATTATCTCACCTTAGTTAGTAAGCTGCAGCGCAGTGGCCTAGCAAAGACCGTGTCAACAAACCCGCCAAAGGGGCGGAAAACTTTAGGGGATTTTTGAGGACTAAAGGCAGAAAGCCTAAAGCCGAAAGGTCCAATCCCCTGAACCCTGAAGTTAAATCACCGAAAGCCAGTGGGCTTACTGAAGCAACAAACTCTGCCGAACGCTTAGAGGCCAAGGCCAATGCTCGCACCAACTCACATGCCTTTGTGTATTGGTTTGTCTCTTTCGATATTTGCAGAATATACAATTGGGCAAAGGATGCAAGAGGGTTTTTCAACTTTCTTTCATCTCATTGTTTTTCCTCAAATCTTTCTTGTTTTCTACCCTGATTATGACCACCAGGAATTAGGGGAATGAACACCAGGTTTTAGTCCTCACAGGCTTGCCGATCGCCCTTTTCCCCATAATCCCTAGTCCTAAGCCTCAAAGCCTTCCCTTGGCCTTCTATGGCCTTCTGACAGCCAGTTCCCCGCGTATCCTCCCCGTATTGAGCTATCAAAGAACAATCCCTTTTCGCGGGGATATTGACCACGCTTGCGCGTTAACACAAAAAACAAATAAGTCTATAGGCTCTTGAGAATAAACCTAATGTGTGACTTATTTATCACTATACTATTACAGCATATTCCTTTGTCATAATCTACAAACCAAAGGTTGAAAGAATATATTCCTATACAACCAGGATAAAGGACTATATTCCTATGTCTATCATAGCAGGACTGGCGGCCAGAGTAAAGACGGACGTCTAGTTGCAATTCCTGGCCGATTTCTACTGCTAGTTAGTTGACAAGATTAGCCCAAGTTTACCAAGTATTGTTTTACTTCATAATACTCTGTTCAAGTATTGTTGTACTTAAGTAATACATTAGCGTCTAGTATTAGCAGTAACGTCTAGTATTGATATGCTTAACTCTTGGAGTTTGTATTTAACTCGCAATTCCTTTACTTTCCTCCTAAAGTATAGGGAAAATCTGTACTATCCGGGCAGGACCAAGGGAGGGGTAGCTATAGTTGTATACACATTCCATATATTTTTCAATATCTTAGCTGTATAATTAGGTATCCATTATTTTCTGTATAAGAACTTGATTCGTCTACTTCATACTCTCAGTACTTAGGGTACTCTATTACTACTTTTACACTTTATTGTATAAAATATCACTTTATTTCAATTATTATGCACTTTTTTCGTGTATAGGGGTTGACACACTTTCGTAATAATGGTATAATTAAACTATAGGAACAAAAGAATTAGACAAGCTATGACCTTACAGCTTGTAACTTAACTGTATTAGAACTGTTTTCTTTTTATGTGCTTTGGAACATTCAACAGTAATCGGTCTAGATTAACACACAAGCTTGATATCATCGCTTGTACACGGATTAAGTCATCACCGTTATACAGTCTAGTACTGGTTAAGAACTCGGTGAGTAAGTACTACTAGGTGTTTTCAGTTCTGATTTTTAAAATTTAAGGAGAATTCCATTGTCGAAATACCTTGGTATTGAAGGAGTCATATGACTAATGATCTCGTAGAAAACCTCAAGAACCCCCAGACAGGACTGACACCTAGAGAAGAAGAGTTCCTAGACCTACTCTTCGATAAGTGCCAAGGCAATGTACGGGCGGCCATGGATGATGCAGGATTCCCCAAGTCTATGCCCACGTCTCACATCACGAGACTCCTTGGTAAACACATCAAGGAAAGGACGAAGGAATACCTCGTAGCCGCCAGTTCTCAGGCAGCCCTCTCTCTCGTCAATGTCCTTACCAATCCCAACGTCCCCGGAACAAATAACATCATCTCTGCTTCTAGAGACATTCTCGACAGAGGTGGTGTGTTTAAAGAAGAGGCAGTCCATGTGACCGAAGTACGGAACATGTTCATCCTTCCGGCCAAAGATTCAGAACCCCTAGTAATAGATCATGAATGATAGATAGGATTTTGTGTGTCCAATAATCAACTTCCCCTAGACCGCTGGCAGGCATGGACCCGTAAGCTCCCCTATGGGAAGATTGGTGTCGGATACAAGCTTGGTGAGACCGGCTATGACATCGTGCCTGACGAGAATCAGATCTACTACATCGAACAAGCATTCGACTATATCGACGCTGGCTCTAGCCTCCGAGAAGTCTGTGAATGGCTTTCTGAGAAACTCCTCAGATCTCTTGTCCATCAAACAATTTCCAATCTCTACAAGAAACATAGGAAGCCCTTCCTCAACAGGAAGACGAATAGACGTATCCTTTCTAACAACGCCCCCAAGCGTACCAAGGAGAGTCTAGACAAGGCAGCCGCCAAGAGGGCCATCACCAACGCCCGTAAGAAATATTCAGAACTAGAGCTCAAGTATGAAGACAAGAAGCTCAAGACTGAGAAGAATAAAGAAGACAACCGTGGTGGGTATCTCAAGGCACTGGCAAATGGGGAAGAATACAAATCGGCCCCGCCAGTCCCTGAGAATATTAATTGGGTGTTCAAACCTAATCCAGGACCTCAGACTTCTTTCTTGTCCGCAACAGAAGAAGAAGTTTTGTACGGTGGTTCCGCCGGAGGCGGGAAGAGTTATGCGATGCTCGCCGACCCTATGAGATATTTTGACAACCCAGACTTTGTGGGTCTCCTTCTTCGTCGTACCAATGACGAACTCCGAGAGCTTAAGTGGGAGTCTAAGAAGATTTACCAAAAGGTCTTTCCTGACGCAAAGTGGAAAGAACAAGAAAGTATGTGGGTGTTTCCTTCCGGAGCCAAGTTCTGGATTACCTATCTTGATCGTGACGAAGACGTCATGCGTTATCAGGGTCAGGCATTCTCTTGGATCGGTATGGATGAGCTCACCCAATACCCCACGTCTTTTGCATACACATATTTGAAGTCACGTCTCCGTATTACCAACCCCGAACTCAAGAAGATGATCGGTGGTACTGGTTACATGAGAGCCACGACTAACCCCGGTGGCCCAGGTCACCATTGGGTTAAGAAGATGTTTATCGATCCGGCTCCTGCCGGGCGGGCCTTTTGGGCCAAAGACATTGAGACTGGTGAAGTCCTCACCTATCCGGATGATTACGAAGATCCGAATAAAAGAGGTAAGCCACTCTTCAAACGTAGGTTCATTCCTGCGAAGCTACAAGACAATCCGTATCTTTATGAGGATGGTGCTTACGAGCGAAGCCTCCTTGGCCTCCCAGAAGAACAGCGTCGTAAGCTGCTCGAAGGGGATTGGTCAATCGTTGAGGGGGCCGCCTTTGCAGAATTTAATCCAAAATACCACACTTGTGACCCATTCACTATCCCTCATGAGTGGCGGCGTTTTAGAGCTGCTGACTATGGTTATAGCGCACCGGCTTGTGTACTATGGTTTGCGATCGATCCTTCATATGATACGCTTTATGTCTACAGGGAGCTTTACGGATCGGGAATGACCGGTAACGCCCTTGCAGACAAAGTCCTCAAGCTAGAAGAGAATGAAAAAGTCTCTTATGGCGTACTCGACTCGTCTGTCTGGCATGACCGTGGAACCTACGGCCCGACAGTCGCAGAAGAGATGATTGCGGCCGGTTGCCGTTGGCGTCCCTCGGATCGTTCCAAGGGATCTCGTTCAGCAGGTAAGAACCGATTGCATGAACTCTTAAAGATTAAAGAACTACCCTTTGGTGAAAAGAAGGCAGGTATCGTATTCTTCAATACTTGCAGACAGATCATCTCAGACCTTCCAGCCATTCCTGTCGACCCAGATCAAGGCGAAGACATCGATAGTCGTTATCCACACGACCACTCGTATGACGCCCTTCGTTACGGCATTATGTCTCGTCCTAGACCAGAGAATGCCCTCGATTGGGGAAAGACAAGAACTTCTAGGTACAGTCCCGCAGACAAAATCTTCGGATATTAACATAAAGGAATTGCCATTGCCCATTAAGGTATCCCGTAAGGACCGACGCAAGCACCTCCAGTCTGAACGTTCAGAGCAGAGTTTCAATCTCCGCCTCACCGATATCAGACCAAAGACTCTCAATCAGAGTATTGCATTCAGAGATTGGAGTAAGGAGAAGCACTTAGTTCTTCACGGGCTACCGGGTACTGGTAAGTCCTTTGTGGCTCTGTATCTGGCTCTCAAGGCCGTACAGGACGGTCTACAGAAGAGGGTAGTCATTGTCCGTTCTGCAGTCCCTACGCGTGACATCGGTCATCTACCGGGTTCTGCCGCAGACAAGATGAAGCAATACGAGGCACCATATGTCGGTCTCTGCTCACAGCTCTATGGGCGTGGTGACGCATATGAGATTCTCAAGCAAAAGAAGATTATCGAATTCATGCCTACTTCGTTTATCCGTGGTATCACGATTGACGATGCAGTCATTATTATCGAAGAGGCCCAGAACATGGGCTATCAGGAAGTCCGTTCTGTCATTACCCGATTGGGTGATAACTCTCGCTTCATTGTAAACGGTGACCTCGAACAGGACGACCTCTCGTCTGAACGATTCAAGGAAGAGACTGGATTGAAGCGCCTCATTAAGGTTCTGACTCCCATTCCTACAGTCACATTCATCGAGTTTGGAGTAGAAGATATCGTTCGCTCTGACTTTATCAAGGCATTCATTCTATCAGAATACGGCCTTCGCCCGTAAGGAGTCTCCACTAATATGGATAGTATTTTTATTGCCGCTGAAAATATAGCAGATGATTATATGACAAGTGAGATTCATCATCCCGGTTGGGTTTTAATCCCACAAAGTACATTTGAAGATATACGAGATTCTGTAGAACGATACAAGGACGGACTCAATGAAAACAAAAGATCAAAGGCAGTCGAAGAATATCGAGGTTAAGCCTACCGACACACATCGTCCTCCTAACGGTCGAGTTCCTCCTAAGGACCTTGGCCCATTTAAAGAGGATAAGATGACTTCAATGGCTGGTCTTGATAAGATGGACGATGCCATGGAACGTGATCAACAATTTTTCAAGCATACTATAAAGGACCATTGATATGGATGATAACGTCGTCAAGTTCCCCGGTGTAGAAGAAATCGAATATAACGAATTGGAGGCAATGTTCAATCAGGACGTAGAACTCAAGAGTGTTTTCGAGGCAGCACAAGAGAAGGACTTCGATGACGTAATCATCATTGGTACCTACAATGACAAAGCAAATACATACTTCGCCTCTTCTTCCCCTGATCCAGCAAAGATCGTATGGGACCTAGAGAGGGCGAAGTTCATGCTCATGAGCTCCTTCATCGAAGTGGCTTCCAATCCGTATGACTCAGACGAAGACGAATAGGAGATAACATGGCTTCATTTATGAATGAGATGCCACTAAATAAGGACCTCTCGGTCGAGACTTCTGCCGATGTTTCTTCTGCAGTAGCCATTCCAGAAGCCACTGACATTCCTAACGACAACAAGAAGTATTCGAAGCTCGTTGAAGTCATCGAAGAAAGTTATGGTCGTGCAAAGAGGAAGCGTATGGCTGACGAACAACGTTGGCTGGAATGCTACAGAAACTATCGTGGAGCCTATGGTCCTACGACTCAGTTCACTTCTACAGAGAAGTCCAAGGCATTCATCAAGATCACGAAGACTAAGGTTCAGGCCGCTGTCGCTCAGATCTGTGACGTACTCTTTGCAGGTAATCGATTCCCTATCGGTGTCGATCCTCCGAACCTAGCCCTTGGTGTTCCAGAGGCTATCCATATCGATCCTACAGGGACGTCTCAGGGACCACAGGCACAGCCGGGTGGCGCATCCGCAGGCTCTGCTCCTAAGAGCTCCCAGATGGACCCACATATCGCAGCTCTCTTCGGGCCTAAGAAGAAGATGCTTGAACCCGTCAAAGATGATATCAAGATGGGTCCCGGTCTTCTTCCTACAGACATTACTTTTGAACCTGCCAAAGACGCAGCACGTAAGATGGAAAAGAAGATCCTCGATCAGCTTGACGAGGCAAATGCTTCTAAATCCCTCCGTTCTACAATCTTTGAAATGGCTCTTCTCGGCACTGGTATCTTTAAAGGCCCTTTTGCCATCGACAAAGAATATCCCAAGTGGGGTGAAGACGGGACGTATGCCCCTGAGATTCGCACCATTCCTTGGATGGAATATGTATCAGTCTGGGATGCATTCCCCGATCCTGACGCACGTAACATGGCAGAGTCTGAGAAATTCATTCAGAGACATCGTATGTCCAAGAGTGAACTACGTCAGCTCAAGAAGCGCCCCTACTTCCGTGGTAAGAACATCGAGAAGCTCATTCTTGATGGACCTAACTACTCTCAGGAGTACTGGGAGACTGCACTCACAGAAGTAAACCAGAACGACACGACTATCAATGAACGTTGGGAAGTCCTCGAATACTGGGGTCTTGTCGATGCAGAATGTGTGAAGGAAGCTGGTCTTAAGATTCCTAAGGAGTTTAAGTCCTTCGATCAGGTACAGGTAAACGTTTGGATCTCTGGTTCTCACGTTATCCGTATCGTCTTCAATCCATTCACTCCTGCACGTATTCCTTACTGTGTCGTCCCTTATGAAGTCAACCCTTACTCCTTCTTTGGTGTAGGTGTTGCTGAAAACATGCTCGATACACAGCTTCTCATGAATGGCTTTATGAGACTTGCAGTAGACAACGCCACTCTGTCTTC